GTCCTAAAGCTATCTGGCACCTACAGGCCAGATAGACAAGGAAAAATCACAGACGAACAACTGGCACTGGCAACCGGCCCGCCAACTAAGCCGCGCGGGATGTGCAAAGACGCGCGGTGGTGGTGGAAGCAAACCGTCGACAGTATGCCGCCGGGCGTCTATGGAAAATGCGATAGCGCGTTGTTGCATCAGGCTTGTGATTGGTGGTGTATGTATAAAGAAGCCCAGCGGCGCGGGGATGACGTAGCAATGGCAAGGGCAACCGACCGCTACGTGCAGCTGTCGAGTAAGTTAGCCCTGGGGCCAGTCGAGAGAACCCGCCTGGAGTTTAACGGGGAAACTGTAACCGAAATAAAAACCCGCGCTAGATCATGACAAACCACAAACCCAAAAAACCCCCGGCCCGGATGATTCAAGACGCAGCCGATGAACGCGCAAAGGCTGACGGCTGCCTGTACGACCCGCAGCGGGTAGAGCATGTAATCGAATTCATGACAGAACACCTGCGGCTCTATGAAGGGGAATACGCCGGGCAACCAGTGCAGCTAATGAAGTGGCAAATAGATTTGTTTTCCAGGCTGTTCGGCTGGGTGAAGTGGTCGAAAGATTGGAATAGGTACGTCAGACGGTTTACCCGCTGCGGGTTATGGGTGCCAAAGAAGAACGGAAAAAGCCCTACCTGTGCAATGCTGGGCCTGTATCTTTTAATCGCAGACGGCGAACCAGGGCAGAAGGTTTTCTCAGCTGCTAAAGACGGCAGGCAGGCGGGCATCATGCACGCACACGCTAGGCACATGGTCGAACAGTCGCCGGTACTATCCAAAGAGCTAAAGATTAACAAGGCAACGGGCAGAATATACCATGAGCTAAGCCGCAGCACCTACGAAGTACTGGCAGGGGACAACATCAGGGGCCAGCATGGGCTAAATGGTTCTGTAATCATTGACGAAGTGCACGTTGTAGATGAGCGATTGGCGCGGGTGCTTGAATATATGGGCGCGAGTCGCTCTGAACCGCTCCAATTTGAAGCCAGCACAGCAGGAAACAACCCGGAAGGGTACGCCAAAAAACAGTTTGACTATGGGCAGGCCGTCTCTGAGGGCATGATCTACGACGATTCATTCTTATTTATCAACTATTCAGCACCCCAGACGGCAACAGATCACGAGTGCGGCAAGGTTGGAACTTGGAAAAAGGCGAACCCAGGGTTAGGCGTAACGATTAAACGCGCAGAATTCGAGACAAGCTACAAGCGGGCTAAGCGTAGCGTCGCCGATTTTACCAGCTGGAAGCAGTTACGGCTTAACATCTGGCAGAGTGCCGCTAACCCGTGGCTACGGAAAACCGACTGGGATAAGTGCGGGGACGACTTCACAGCAGCCGATTTAACCGGGCAACGTTGCTTCGTTGGTTTGGATTTGTCCCGCACGCGAGATATGACCGCTATAGTCTGTGTGTTCAGGGACGACGACAACTACAAGCTATTGCCTTACTTCTTTCTACCAGAGGAAACTGTTAAAGATCATGCGAACCAAGCCAGTTATCAACAGTGGCACGATAGAGGCTTTTTGCAATTAACAGCGGGCAACGTTTTAGATTATGCTGTGATAGAGAAAAAGGTGGCTGAACTATCTGAACAGTTCGACATTGTAGAACTAGTTTACGACCCGTGGAGTGCAGAAGAACTAACCCAGCGGCTAGAGTTAGAACACTATATCCCGCGTACACAATTCAAGCAGACAATTAGCAACTTTGCCGCCCCGACTGCCGAAATGGAAAGGCTAGTATTAAACCAGAACTTAACGCACCCGCGCCACCCGGTGCTAACTTGGCAAGCCTTGCACACGCAAACCAAGAGCGACAACAACAACAACTACCGACCAGTCAAACCGCCAAACGCAAACCCTAAGAAAATCGACGGCATAATCGCGGCTGTGATGGCTCTTAGTAGGGCTATCAGTGAGCAGGGGCCGCTTTCATATTACGAAAACAACGAGATAGAATTGGCCTAAACCATGAGCGAAAACATGATAGACCCGCAGCGGGAAGCAGAGCCACGATCTTTAGAGAACCCTAATATTCCGCTTGGTAGCCCTGAGGTCTGGCAATCTGTTTTTGGTGACGCTTCCACAGAAGCAGGGGAAGCAGTCGGCCCGCGCCGGGCACTTACCTACTCCCCCGTTTGGCAGGCTGTCAACTTGATTAGCGGCGACGTTGCAAAGCTGCCCCTGGACGTATACAAGCGGCTGCCAAACAACGGTAGGGAAATTGACACAATGCACCCGGCCCAGTTCCTGATTCGGCGCAAGTGCAATCCGACAATACACAGCTTCAAGTTCTGGCGGCGCATGCTCACACACCTTCTCATATGGAATAACGCTTATGCGTTGATTGACTACGGGCGGCAAGGCGTGCCGGTTGGCCTGTTGCCGCTGCTACCCGACAGGACGCGCCCAGAGATACAGCAAGACGGCAGCATTATTTACGTTACAGAAGTTGGCGGCGCGTTGCATGGTTTCGACGCTTCCCAGGTGTTGCACTTTGAAGGGATCAGCGTATACGGTGACGCCGACTGCGAGCTTATTTACGAAATGCGAAACGCGATAGCCCTTGGCCTAGCGGCTGAAAAATTCGCCAGCCGCTTCTTCAAGAACGGGGCTAGAATCGGGGGCGTGCTGGAAGTGCCCGCAGGGATGAGCAAACCAGCGGCTGACAACTTAGAGACTGGCTTCCGAAAGACGTACGAGGGCGTTGATAACAGTTTCCGTACTGTCATATTAAGAGACGGGGCAAAATTCCACGAAGCACAATTTACTCCAGAGCAAAGCCAGCTTGCCGGGGCACGGCAAGAGCAGGTTAGAGAGGTAGCCCGCTGGTACAACCTGCCGCCCCATAAGCTGGGATCGCCTGTAAACGTTTCTTATGCGTCACTCGAACAGGAAAACAGGTCTTATCTTGACAGCTGTTTATCTGCTTGGCTGCACACGATCGCCAGCGAATGCTACTTAAAGCTACTAACCCAACAGCAGCAAGACGAAAACAGCCACTTTATTGAGCACAATACCGGGGCACTGATACAGGCAGACATAAAAACACAGTACGAAGTGGGCCGCCTGGGTATCGAAATGGGCGTATTGTCCCCCGACGAGTTCCGCGCAATGCAAAACCAGAACCCGCGCGACGACGGGCTAGGGGGGAAATTCTTAAAGCCCCTTAACATGAGCTTTGCCGATGAGCTACCAGAGCCAGAACCAGAGCCAGCCGCCCCTGTTGCCCCTGTGCCAGTTGACGACGAACCAGCAGAAGAACCAGCCGACGACGACAGCGAAGCCGCCCAGGAAGCCGCCCGCGTTGCCCTGGGCAATAGCTTAGACGCAGCAATGCAAAAAACACTTGCAACCATCAAACGCTGGGCACGCCAAAAGACAGCAACCGCGTTTCTAAATCACGTCGACAACCGATTAACCGAACAGCTAGAACCGTTTCTAGCTAGAATCGGGGACAGTTTAAGCGTTTTTGCGGCTCTTAATGGTGCCAGTGGGGACGAAATAGGGCAAAAGGTGGGCTGTAGCTGGCTCGAAATAGTGCGAAAGTCTGTTAATGATACCCTTGAACACGCCACAGCTGACGAACTAGAGGCCGCAATAGAGCAAAAGTGCAAGCAATTACTAAGCGAAAACTTAACCTTATGGAATCTAATCAATGAATACCGAACGACGTAATAACAACCAGAGAGTAAGAATCGAAAAACGAGACGGGCAGCCGTCCAAGATTGTGGGATATGCTGCCGTTTTCTACCGGGACGACGACCCAGGCACGCAGTACGAACTGTATAGCGGGCACTTTGAGCGAATCCAGCCGGGCGCGTTTACCCGTGCTCTGGGAGAAAACGACGACGTGCGCGGGCTGTTCAATCATGAGCCTAGCGCCATACTGGGGCGCGCCCAGGCGGGCACGCTTTCGCTATCTGAAGATGACACCGGGCTGCGCTATGAAATAGACGTTCCTGATACCCAGGTAGGCCGCGACGTAGCAACCAGCATAGAACGGGGCGACGTTACAGGGTCTAGCTTTGCCTTTTCAATTAGTGAGGGCGGCAGCGAGATACGCAAAGACGGGAAAAATACAGTGCGAGAGATTAACGGCGTAGCACTTTACGACGTTGGCCCTGTTACCTACCCCGCATATGAAGCAACCACAACAGGTATACGGGCAGCTGACGGCATTAAAGAAGCACGCCTAGCCTTTGAACAGTTCTATATTGATCAGGAATCGGTAGAAGTACGGCTTAGGATAATTGCTATTGATACCGACAGCTAATCTGTAACAATACCAACAACAGAACAACCAAACGCACAAAGCGCGGTAATTGTTTGCAACATTTACGAAACATTAGTAAATGCCAGCAACAGGGCCGCGCTTTTTTTTGCGCAGTCTGAAAGCTGGCAGCTTTCAAACTGGAGATTTAGAACCATGGCAGACTTCAAAAAGTTACAAGAGCAGCGCGAACAACTCGCGGCACAAATCAAGACCCACGGCGAAAGTCAAGACAGCTGGGCAGACGAGGACCGCGCAAAGTGGGAAGCACTCAACGAAGCCTACAACGCAAACGCAGAAGAACTTACCCAGGCACGCGAAAAAGCGAACGTAGCAGCGCGACTGGCTGAGGTCGAAGCCGCAAAAGAGGAAGTTTCTTTTAGAGAGAAGCGGCAACGCACGGCAGAAACCCGCCCAGAGATTACCGACGAAACTAGAACCCTGGCTTTCGCAGCCTGGGCGCGTCAACAAAATGGTTTTGGCTTGGACGATACACACGTCGAAGCCGCCCAGCGTTTGGGCTTAGATCCTAAATCTAGCTTTTTGGATGTGCGACTTGCTAAGCACGCCCCCGTCATGAGCCATGACGGCTGGGGAAAAGAAGTCAGAGCACAGAGCGTAGGCACTGATTCTGCCGGTGGATATCTGGTTCCCGAAGGATTTTCAAACGAGCTAGAGAAAAGCCTGCTGAGTTTTGGCGGTCCTCGTAGCGTCTCGCGTGTTATTCGCACCTCAACCGGTAATGATGTACCGTGGCCGACTAGCGACGACACCGGCAACAAGGGCGCACTGTTGGCAGAAAACGCTGCTATCAGCGAGCAGGCTGCCACGTTTGGCGTCAAAACTCTCAATGCCTATAAATTAACGAGCAAGTCAATCCTCGTGTCAGCGGAGCTTCTTCAGGATAGCTTTTTTGATCTTGGCGCAGAAGTTGGCGCGATGTTAGGCGAGCGGCTTGGACGCATTGAAGCGCAGTACAGTTCCACCGGCTCTGGCAGTTCAGAACCACAGGGCGTGGTTGTTGGCTCTGGCCTCGGTAAGACGGCAGCAGCGGCCGATGCCATTGCTTCCGACGAACTTTTTGATTTGCTCCACAGCGTAGACCCGGCATATCGTAACAGCAGCAGCTTTGGCTGGATGATGCACGACAACATCCTGCTTGCTCTGCGAAAGTTAAAAGACGACAACAACCACTATCTGTGGCAAGAGGGAATGTCAGTTGGCGAACCCGACAGACTGCTTGGTTATCCGATTACGATCAATCAGGATATGCAGAGCAGCGTGGCAACCGCCGAAAAAACCGTCTTGGTCGGTGACTTTTCACGCTTCATTATCCGCGACGCTGGGCCTATTCGGATGTTCCGATTAGAAGAGCGCTATCGTGATAACGATCAAACTGGCTTCGTGGCCTTCGCCCGCTTTGATAGTAAAGTGCTAAATTCCGATGCAATCAAACATCTGATTCAAGCCTAATAATGAAAGTTCGATTGTTAACGAGTATCGTGGGAACTGGGTTTTCTCATGACTGCGGCGACATCGTCGAACTCGACGACGCAACCGCAGAGCGTTACATAAAGCGCAGCTGGGCGGAACTACCGCAGCCAGAAACGGCTACCGTAGAACCGCCCCTGCGCGCGACGCGCCCAGAAGCAAAGAAACGTAAAGCAAATAAAAAGGGGCCCCGCTAAATGCACTTAGTTAGCAGCTACAGCACGGCAGAAGTAACAGCCCCGACAGCAGAACCGTTGCAAGTTAGCGAAGTACGGCGGCATCTGTCGCTAGACGATTCGTTCTATGACGACTACCTCAGCAGCCTAATAGAAGTAACCCGCGCGACAGTTGAAGCAGAAACTCACAGGCAGCTTGTTACAGCTACCTATGATATGACAACAGACCAGCTGCCAGCGGGCATAGAAACGCTTTATCTACCCTTCGGGCAACTGCAAAGCATTACGAGCATTACCTACACAGACACAGCAGGGGCCACACAGACCTTTTCTAGTGGCGATTATGACGTAAGCATAGCCCGCGAACCGGGCACCGTGCGGCCCGCCTACGGCGAAGTCTGGCCCGCAGCCCGCGCACAGCAAGAGGCGGCGACAATCCGTTTTATCTGCGGCTACGGGGCAGCGTCAGCAGTCCCCCAGGCTATCAAGCACGCAATGTTGTTGTTGATCGGTCACTACTTCAACAACCGAGAACAGACGACGATTGGCGTTATGGCTATGGAAATACCGCAGGCAGCCGGGGCACTTCTGGCACCGTTCAAACTGGGGGATTCGTTCCAATGGTACGCGCCGGGCAGCTAAGGCAGAGAATCGACATAGAGCAAAGCACGCAAACCGCAGACGCCAGCGGGCAGCTAACAGACTCCTGGGCTAGTGTGCGTGAGTGTTCAGCGCGTGTGCTTGACGTATCAGCAAGCGAGACTTTTAGCGGCTCTCAAATCGAATCAACAACAACAACGCTGGTAATTGTACGCTACCCGCACTCAGGCCCGTTTCCTGATTCAGCTATGCGCGTTGTCTACCGCGACGGCGACACAACCCGCACGCTAAACATTGAAAAAGTGCAGCGGCGTGACGAACGGCAGACAGAAGTCTGGCTGCACTGTACAGAGGATAGCTAACAATGGCACTGAAAAAAGACGCCCTGCAATTTATGGGAATTGAAGAACTGTTCAAAGAGTTCAACGGGCTAACCGACAGCCTACAGCGCAATGTACTGCGCAAAGCCGTAGCAGCAGGCGGCACGGCCCTAGTCAGTTCTATTAGGAAAGTAACCCCGCGCAGTAGAACCACAGGAACGGCAGCCGGTTGGAGTGCTAAAACGCGCGCCCAGCGAGAGAGCAAAGGCAAAGACCCGCTACGCCGGGCAATTAAAAAGAAGCCCTCTAGCAAGTGGAAAAGCAGCCGGGCGGCTAGTGCTGCGGGTATTATTGGCGTCACTATTGGGCATGACTGGTTAATAGCCCCGCATAGTTGGCTGGTAAACTACGGGCACCGGGGTTTTTACTGGTCAAAAACGTCAAGCGGTGAACGGGTAGCCGGGACTAACTATTTTCAAAAGGGCATCGAAAACGCTACAGCAGCAGTTAGAAGCAAGGTTACGACAAAAGCCCGCGCTGCACTAGCTGAGGCAGTCGAGAAACAAAGAAAATAATATGGCAAACACTGGCAGCAACATACGAACCTACCTGTTGACGAAATCGGCAATCACCGATGTTGTAGCCACTCGCATTAGGCCAGACGTTTTAGCCCAGGGCGATAGCTTGCCCGCTATGGTTTACCTTGAATTATATACGAGTCATGTGCATACTTTAGCGGCAGCGGCTGGCATTGAGGAGTGTATGCTAGAATTCGCCTGCTACAGTGAAACCAGGGTAGAAGCCGACAGCCTAGCCGACTTGGTAAGGCAGCAGCTACAAGGCTACCGGGGGACCGCTGGAAGCGTTGAAGTAATAAGCAGCACACTAGACGACACGGGGCACAGCTACGAGCACCCGACAGACGACAGCGACAGCGGCAAACATATAACGACGCTAAGGTTCAGAATTCACGTTATAGAAACAATACCAACTTTTTAAGGGAACTTAGATATGGCAGACACAGGCAATGGCGCTACAGTAACCTTTGGAACAACCAGCTTTACCGGCGATATAATCTCTATTGGCGGCTTGGAAGTAACAAAAGACGTGATAGAGATTACAGAGTTGGCGCACACAGGGCGAAAGCGTTTTATGGTCGATGACTTAGCCGAGATTGGCGAAATCAGCATTGTGGCGTACTCTGACGCTGCCCTGCCTGATATTGCACACGACTACGGCGCGTCGATTGATGAGGTTGTTACCATTACCTACCCAATTAAGCCCGGCGGCAGTACCGGCGGGACTGTAGTTTTTGGCGGGCGTGTGGTTAGCGTTAAGGCAGCCGATGCAGAAATGGGCGAGATTATGCAAGTAGAGATGACAATAAAGGGTACAGGCGTTTCCAGTGGCTTTGCTTTCACGGCTGGCAGCTAATGAAAATTACCTTTGACGACCACCCGGCGCGGGTTTGCGTTGACGGCGAAATGGTGCCAGCTGTGCCCGATCAACGTATGATCAGGCTTGACGGCTTACACGCCGGGTATTGCGGGACGACTGCGGGGCGGCCCGTTTCAATGATTCGACACTACGGAGAAGGCATTATCCTTAGAGTCAGGGACGAAGTGACAACCCGTTACGGGCGGCCTAGCTCTATTACACAACCACCAAGCCCGGAGGAATACCAGTGAGCGCAGCAACAAAAGAGAGCCTTTTTAAATGCAAGAGCAGGCGTTACACAACCGTCAAGGTTGGAGGCTTAGAATTCACGTTTCAAAGCCTAAGCGAAGCAGAGAAAAGCAACTTTGAAAAGCAAGTTCTGAACAAAGACGGAAACGTTAAAGACAACAGCCGTAGATTGTTGTTGATTGCTACGCTAGTTGACGGAGAAACGCACAAGCCGCTGCTGGATGATTACGACATTGGCGAACTTGGAGAACTGGACGGCGCGGTTACTAGCCAGCTATTTGACGCAGCAATGTCGCACGTTGGCTTTGCAGATAACGAAATAGAGGTACTGGAAAAAAACTCCAGGCCGACGAAAAAAGGCGGTTCGCCTTCCGCCTAGCGGTTACTGTCGGCACCTGGGACGTTGATAAGTTACTTGAAGAAATACCAGCGGAGTTGTTCACAGAATGGATTGCTTACTACCGTTTAGAACCGTTTGGGGATGAGTGGCTACAAACCAGCTACCTGTGCGCGATAGTTCGTAATCTGGTAGCAACCCGCGAAAGCGAACTGGTAGACTTGGACCATTTCGTACCCGACTTCGGGACAGGACATAAAAAAACAAAACAGTTTGACGCAGCCGCGCATGAATCACAGATGGCTGCAATGTTTGGGAAGAAGTAAATGGCTGCAAATCTCGGCTCTTTAGTTGCCAACATAACCGCCAACACTAAACCTTTTTCCAAGGGCATGAAAACGGCGGGCGGTGACATGGGTAAGATGCAGCAGAGTGCTAAAAAGTTTAGCCTCAAGAGCATGTTAGGCAAGATGGCCTTGGCAGCCGGGGCTGCTATGGCGTTTGCTAAGGCACTAGCAGGCGTCAAAGACCAGATGGCAGAACTTGACAAACTCGGCAAGACAGCCGACAAGCTGGGAATCGGCGTGCAAGAACTGGAGCGGCTGCGTTACTCGGCTTCACTTGCGGGCGTTGAGGCTGCTGGATTTGACAAGTCACTAGAAAAAATGCAGCGGGGGTTATCTGAAGCCGCCCACGGTATGGGAACCGCTAAACTAGCCCTGGACGACTTAGGCATTAGCGCGGCAGAGTTGGCCCAGCAATCCCCCGATAAACAAATGATGGTATTGGCTGACGCAATTAAAAAGATTCAGAACCCCGCAGAAAAGGCCCGCGTTGCCTACCAGATATTTGGGCGAGAGGGCGTCAACATGATAAACATGCTAGGACAGGGCAGCGAAGCCATAGAAGAACAGGGCAAAAAGTTCGACGAACTTAACGGCGTAATGGGTCGCGCGGATATAGCAGCAATTGAGGCAGCTAATGACGCCTGGACAGATACAAAGATAGCAATTAAAGGGGCGTGGCGGCAATTCACCATTTCGATTGCCCCGGTACTTAAAGGGCTAGCGAACGTGTTTACCTGGGTGGTGAAAATTGCAAAAGGCCTTCTGAGCTGGCCTAAGAAAATCTGGAATATGATTTTTGGAAAGAAGAAAAAGGATAAGTGGCGCATTGAAGGATTAGAGAAGCAAAAGGAAATCACGCCCCTGCTAGAAAACCAGCTAGAAAAAGAGAAGGCCATAGCAGACGAAAAAGCCAAGGCTGTCGACGCAATCAAAAAGCAGGGGGAAGCGTTGACGCGGGAATTTATGACGCCCCAGGAGAAGTTTAAAGAAAAGGTAGCAGACCTTAACCGACTAATAGAAGCCGGGGCCATTAGTTGGGGAACGTATAACAAAGCCCTGGGCGGCGCAGTCAAAGACCTCAAAGAAGCAAACAAGCAAACCGACAAACTAGCCAAGCCGCGCGGGGCTGTTGGCGGTGTAAGACGCGGCACCAGTGCCGCCTTTAGTGCGATCCGTTCTAGTGACCGTCACATGAAAGAAATGAAAGACGCACAAAAGCGGCAAGTTGACGAACAGCGGCAGACTAACGTTATCTTGGCATCTATCGACCGCAAAACAGAACCGGGGGCCGCTGCTGTCGCGGTAAATATCTAATGGCGTTTGTAGACTCTGCAATTATTCACGACGGCTGGACGGGCACAAAAACCAAGGGAACGTTAGTAGATGACTTTTCGGTACAGTACGTTATCAGGGTAGATGACAAGCAAGACGGCCCGCGCTTTATACTTGAGGATTGCGGGCTACCCTTAAAGGGGTCTTTATATACAGCTGGTAACGATTCGCACCCGGCAGCCGTTTGCAAAAGTGTGAGCGTTACGCCCCTGGGAGAAAACGTCTGGCGCGCTACCGCCACCTATGGCTCCAAGACCAGCAAAGAAGATCAAGAAGCCAAAGACGCAGCGGTAGACGATGAGGGAAACCCGGTAGAAGAAGTTGACCACGAAGGGATTGACGTCCAGATCAGCCTTGTTCAAATGTCGCGGCCAGCTGTGAGGGCGGCTTACCTGGGTAAGATACAGTCTGGCGTAGGTTTGGGCCTACAACAGCAGGGTTTTAGGTCTGGGCCTGCGGTACAAAATGACGCGCAAAAACTTGGAACTATCGCAGGGCTGTCCACTGGTAGCCCTGTAACCAATAGCTGTAACGTTGCTTTCGATCCACCCCCGGAAATCGACTATAGCCGCGTTTCTGTTAACCTGTCGCGAAATGAATTAGCCTTCAATGCAAACAAGGTGTTTGCCTATAACGACACAGTGAACCTTAACGCTTTTCAGGTAGCTTTTCGCGGCTTCAATATGGACGTGCCAGCCTTTGCTGCCAAAATGCAAACCATTGGGGCAACTCGAAGAATCAAAGAGGGCGTTATCTATTGGCGCGTCAATTATGAGTTTCACGTAGACACAACGTTTGGCTGGCGTGCTGAAATGCTAGACAGGGGCTACGGTATGACGACAGAGTGGGATCCTCTGGCCCAGGTATTCAGAAATACATCTGCAATACCGGAAGCTGTCGGGCAAGCACAGCCAATAGTAAACACGGAAACGGGCTTCACGCCTAGCGAACCAGTCAATCTGGACGGAAACGGGATGCCGCTAAAAGCAGGACACTCGCCTATTTATCTGGTTTACGGAGTTTACAAAGAAACGGACTGGGCACCGCTTAAACTAAACGGACAGGGAGTAATGATATAATGGCAAACTTAATCTGGCTGGGTACAACATCAACAGCATTTAACACGGCAGCAAACTGGAGCGGGGGCAGCGTGCCAAGTGCCAGCGATTCTATCAGGTTCGTTGCCAGCTATTCGAACCCGATTGCAGCCTACGACTTTTCGGGAACTGCACTTGCCGACGTAGTAGTCGAAAAGGGCTATAACGCGACAATGGGCACCAAGACGGGCGACTTGCAGTTAACTTGCACGTTCTTCGAGTTTGCCGGGGAAGGGGTTAGCTATATAGATTTAAGCGCGTCAAGTATTGCCCCGCGTGTTGTCTCGACAGCAGCCAGCCCAGGAACGGGGCTATATGGTCTCTATTTAATCGGCAGCGCATTAACAACCCTAAGCATCGAAAGCGGCAGCGTAGGCGTTGCGGCTGTTCACGGCACAACAAGCACAGTTGCCACGATACGCCAGCGGGCCGGGGACTGCCGCATAGGGCAGGGAACAACGCTTACTACTTACAGCGGCTACGGGGGGAGTGCTACCGTTTTGTGCAATATGACAAACGCGAACCTGTACGGAGCCACGCTTACCACTGGCGAACAGGGCACGATAACAACCCTGACGATAGAGCGCGGGGTTTGTGTCGCTAATAGCACAGGCACGATAACAACCGCCAACATTAACGGCGGAGAAGTTGACCTTAGCCGCAGCGGTTCAGCACGCACAATAACAACGGTTAATATGAACCCAGGCGGGGGCATTAGCTACGATCCAGACGCAGTAACACTTTCCACAATCAGCGAAGCAGACGCGCCCATCAGGATAACAACCAGCGATCTCTAAACCATGGCAAACAGCTATACACTAACCCGCGCAGCAGTTCGCAGCCTACGCGCTGACCATCAGCAGCTCAGAACGGAATTGCAGAACCTCGAAGAATCGCGGCTTAGATACAACAACAGAACCCCGCAGCGTGACGACTTGCTGATAGCAAAGGCAGCCGGGGCGGTTGCTGCACGTAGCGGGGCGACAGCTGCCAGCGGTGACTTTACGGTACAAGCTATTGACGGCGCGGGCGTGATGACTGACACAGCCAAAAGCCACACCGTTTTCAACGTTGGAGATTCTGCAATCTCTAGCGGTGATTATGTACCAATAGAGCGCGACTATAAGAGTGCCCGTTGGGTATGCCGCGCAGGTGGTGCCGGTGGTGGTGGTGCTACGGTAGATATTGCCTATGTAAAGGCCCAAGAGTACTGGCAGCACGGCGGGACGTTGCCCAGTGCGGGCGGTGCTACGGCCTGGGTAAGCGTTAAGAAGTGCGATCAAGACGGGACCAACGAAACCGGGGCCGCCTTTGACTGCTATTTACCCTGCCCGCCCCATATGGACCCAAACGTAGTTGTTGATCAAGTTATTGCAGCTGCGGAATTCGAGGATCAGAGCGATAGTGCTGCTAGCTGGTCGGCTATCAGCGATACGTCAGACCTTGCAGTTGGTAGCGTGAAGATGATGACTGGCAACCTGCCAACAGCGGCGCACGGCTGGGCCGCGATGGACGGCACCCAGGACGACACAAAGACAGCGACGGGGACAGCAATCAACTTTACAGGCAGAGTGCCGCTAGACGGCACCCCAGGCACAGCAGCGGGCACTGTTAGCCCCAGCACTACAACAGGCTCTACAACCCCGGACACAGTGACAACGAGCAGTACAGGCGTTAGCGTTAATATTAGCGGTTCGTCGGCTACCACTGGCAGCGCGACGACCAACATCGAAAGCACAAACTCAACCAGCGCGGGAACTGTTGAAGTTAGCAGCTATATACAGGTCGAAGGCGAAGATATGAACCCGACAACAGTTGTCGAGGATATTACCGGCGGCGACGACCTAAGCCACAGCCACGGCATTACAGACCCTGGGCACACGCATACGGTTACAGGCACCTTTACCGGCACGGCTGACGCACACACGCATACAGTACCGGGCGACGCGCACACACACACAATAGAACAAATGGCGACGATGACGGTGCAGTTCTACGAGCGAATCGACAATTCTAACTTTGCATAAAGGGGCGGTTATGGATTTTGACATAGCGCAACTACTAGACGGCGGCCCGTGGCTCTATATCGCTGCTGGTATTATCATTTTGCTACTTGCTCGAAACAATAAAGACGGGCAGCTATCAAACATTCTTATGAGTATCCTACAACAGCTGCTTAACACCCCTGCCCCCGTCGATATTGAGAACCTAAAAAGCGACAGGGCAAAAGCACTTGTTGGCCTTAGCGAGCATTGCCGCAAATGCGGGGACGACTTACAGGCAGACCAGCTGCTTGGCGCACTCCCAGCAGTCATTAAAGAACCCCCTAAAAAATGAACAAACGCGACGACAAAAAAGACCGGCGCGACGACCGAAAAAGAGAGCGGCGCGAGTGGAAACTAATAAAGCCGCGCCCCTTAAATGACTTGGTTAAGAACTCAGCCGGGCTAATTAAGTGGCTGTTGTTAGCCGGGGGGCTTCTATATTTGTTCCTGAACGGCAGCGGCCTGTTGACGCTGTTAAATAAATGAAAAACAAACACCTGCTTGTGGTGCTTCTAGCTGTGGTGCTAGTCGGTTCAATACGGCTAACATCCCCAGACCAAAAGACGCAGCCCCGGCGGGCTGTACTAGCTGAGATTCTCACAGCCTTTGCGTGGAACTTGGAGCACGACGGCACGATAGAGCGGCCCGTAGTTAGAACGGTTGGCAGGGTTGGCTTTTTATTCGATGACTTTGGGCGGTGTAGCACTTATGGGCAAAGCTACCGGGCAGCGTTTCCCCAGGTGTTCGAGGAGTTAGGGCGGGAACTGGAAGCGGCGGCTAGCGTTGGCAGGGAGGCCGACGCGCTGCCGCTAACAGACGAAACCCGCGCAGCGTTGGTTGCTATTTTCCGAAACCATGCCGACAGGCTGCGGTAGCTATGTTTGGAAATAACAAAACAGGCTGGAAGCCACAGCCAGCGGCAACAGAACTCTACGCTTCCACTATCCCGGCTAAGTATAAGACGCAGCTTGACGCCCTGCCTTTTGACTTAGATAAGAGCGCTTTCCCCTTTAGAGCACTGACGCAGGTACTACGCGGCAGCCAGCACGTAACAGCGGGCAGGCTTAACGCACTAAACCAAGGCAGCTACGGCAGCTGCACAGGGTTTGCAGGTTCACGGGCTGCTGATATTACCGCGGCTTGTGATATTCTATGGCGTCAAGAGGCTGAGAAGTGGCCCAGGAACGGCGACGGGCGGCCAATCATAACCGCCCCGGACTACTGCTACGGAGCCAGCCGGGACATCAGCGGCAACCTCGGTCGCTACCAGGGCAGTTACGGGGCAGCCGTAGCAAAGGCTCTGAGGCTTTACGGGGCAATCCATCAGACTAAATACGGGCGGTTTGACTTGTCTACTTATTCTATCGCCAAGTGTAAAAAATGGGCAGCTGCTGGCATACCAGAGCCACTAAAAGAAGAAGCCCTGAAGCACCAGTTCTTAACGACTGTAAGAATCGAAAACGTGGAGCAGGCAATAGCACTGACTCAAAACGGCTACGGCTTTATGATATGCTGCGGCCTGGGTTGGCATACAAAACGCGACGATGACGGCTTTGCCCGGCGTGTGCGGCCCGGTTGGAGTCACGCCCAGGTAGGGGGGCTAGGATACGTTGCAATTAAAAAGAACCGCAAGACGCGGCGCGGGGTACTGCTTCAAAACAGCTGGGGCAACCGTTGGCAAAGTGGCGGGCTATTTTGTGACGACCAGCCACGCGGGGCTTACTTTATTGAACTGGACGACCTACAAACCGCGCTTGAAAGTGGTGATTGTTTCGCCGTGGCTGACTTCGAGGGTTTTACAGAACGTTACGATTGGAGCCGTTTGGGGTGGTGAAAAGATTACTTCTTTTATGCCTGCTGACTTGCGCAGGTTGCCAGACTCAGCCAGCCGGGGGGCTTGACAAAGCCCGCGCTAGAATTGCGGTAGCAAGTTCTTATTGTTTTGCAACAATAGAGCTAGAGAAAAAGCGTGCGCTTCCTCCGGTGCACGCGCCGACGGGCGGCGGTGAGTTGTTACCCGCTCCGCACTTGCCGCCGTCACGTCGGCAACTATTAAAGAGGCTGTTTAGAAAAGGCAAACAATGCAACAGGCCGCAGAACTAATAAACGCCGTAGGTTTTCCCGCTGCAATCGTGCTTATCTTACTGTTGTTCCTGTGGCGCGTCTGCCGATACTTCGCCCCTCTAGGCCGCGCGGTAGTTAATGAGCACATTGACTTTATAAAGCACACTAAAGAACATCAGGAGCACCAGACAGAAGCCCTAACGAAACAAACCCACCTAATAGAGTGTTTAAGCAGTACCGTTGAAAAAGGTTTGCAGCGTGAGGGCGACGGTATTTGATACAATAAGGCAGAGCGGTTTAAGGTCGGTTTATCGTGTTTGCTCTGCTGTCGCTTCTTTTCTGCTCTACTGTTCCTGATTCAGTTGACGATTACAGCGTTAGCGTCATAGAGCTAAACCATGTTGTCAGCTTCACGGAGCACAGCGACGGCTCAACGGTTGCAAGTGTTCACCTGTCGCAGCTTATATTCTGGCAGCTGCACGCAGACGGCGAGTTTTACGTGCGTGACTGGCGCATGCTCAAAGATGCAAAGCCGCCCAGGTACGACCACGACAACAGGGTATGGCGTGCCAGCTGGTTAGATAGAAGCCTGCAAGCCGTGCGCGTCACAGCCCCGGCCTACTTAGAAACCTATTCGATCCATGACCCGGAAGTAGAAAACCGGGCACTGTTCCCCATGAACCAAAGAAAGCAGTTCAGACGATGAAAAAAAATATAGTGACAGACTTTTGTTTACGCTGGTCCTGTGTCTTTGGCCTAGTGCTAGCACTTGCCTATGTTGTCAGCGGCCTTGCTATGCACTTCGCTGTTTTGCGTGTGCTGTGGAAGTGGCTCTAAAGCCGAGTAAATCCACCACGACCACACCTTGCACGCAGAGCAAACCAGCGGCACCCTAAGCCGTTTAGAATTGCTGGCGTCTATCCAATACCAAGCCGCCCAGAGTGCGTTAGAATCGCAACCAGGGCACCGGGGGACAGCTGCGGAATTATTGGTATTGACGCTATTATCTACTTCTGTATGATTTGCCATAAGTTGAACACTTTTGATTAAAGCGGAAGGGGGAATAATGGCGACTGACTCAACAGGGCTAGAACCTGCTCTCTTGCGCATTCGACAGGTAGCCGACAGGCTACAAGTGTCTGTCAGTACGGTGCGGCGGTTAATAGGTGCGGGCAGGCTGGCGGTGGTTAATATCGGCAGCGGTACATATAAAATTTACCGCGTGCCTGTCGCAGACTTGGAGGCTTTTATAGATGAGCGTAAACAACCTAGCAACAGCGGCGGCGGTTAGTGTCTTATTCTGGGTTGGCGTGTTTGTTATTGATACAGTCGCCAGCTGTTTTTTTTCGTCCCTGTTCGCAGGGCTTCTTATTGGTTGGAGGTTTTACAAAAGTGATACAGCGAACGGCTAAACGGTGCTTTATCTGCGGCGGCTTAATCTTGAGGCGGCGCACGTGCTTAAAATGTGAGCTAACCCGCAGTCAGCGGCAAAACGAACTAGACGCCCAGCAGCACGGCGCGGCATGGTTTAAAAGCCTTTGGCAAAAAAGGGGGCGATTGTGGAACTGCTGACAACCAGAGACTTAGCAGATTTTAGCGCAGCAGAACAACGGGTCTACCGCCTGCTGTGTGACGGCTTATGGCACACCGCAGACAGGATAAGACTAGAGGCAGGCGGCAGCGAAGGGCTACGACGCCTGCGGGCGCTGCGGGCGCATGGTTTCACAATTGAAAAACGCCTGTCTAGCGTAGGGCACAGAATGTTTGAATATCGTTTACTGTTACCGGGTAGCCAACAACGGCTTTTTTAAGGGGGAAATATGAGCACAGCAACCACACAACAACCAGTCACAACCCTGGCGAAGTTTAGAGACGGGCTGCTGTCTCGCTACTATGACGACGTAAAAGGGCGGCTTCCTGCTGGCGTGCACTTTGAGCAATGGGCGGGCGGTATCTGCGGCATCTTTGAAGCACAGCCAGACCTTTTAAAGTGTGCCCCGCAATCTTTGCTGTCTGCTGTCTACGAAGCAGCAACAACCGGCCTAGAACCTGGGCAGGATTTATTCTACTTTGTGCCACGTTCCGGGGTGCTTAAATGCGATCTTGGCTACAAAGGGCTGATAGCACTGGCTAAGCGCAACGGGCAGCTTAAAGATATGTACGCCCGCACAGTTTTTGGAGATGATATTTTTACCTACTACCAGGGCGGCAATGAGAATATTGAGCACCAGCCAAGCGACGACCCGCAGCGAGAGCAGGGCGCGGTGCGTTACGTCTACGCCGTGGCTACGCTGCCCTGTGATACCAAGGCTTTCGAGTGCCTAAGCAAGGCACAGCTAGACCAGCACGTTAAAGACCACGTAAAGGGTGGCTGGCGTGCTGACAGCTGGCAACAGATGGCACAAAAAACAGTGATAAAGAGATTCTTTAATAGCGGGCGTATTCCCTACCTAGCGTAACTCATGAGGCGCGGCATGCGCGCGGCCTGGGGCTTACGGTCTCTGGCTCTACAGGTCGCGCCGTGCCGTCTTTAAGGCGACAAAATGGACAGAACAAACTATATTTTGCTACACAGAAAAAGCCTAGATTCTCAGGTTTTCGCCAGTGCTGAACTTTGGCGGCTGTGGTCCTGGGTACTAATGCGGGCAGTCTGGAAAAAACAAAGTTTCCCTATGGAAACCGGGCGGGGCTTCACGACAGTAAACGTTGAACCTGGGCAATTTGTCTTTGGCAGGCACACGGCAGCAAGGGAACTAAAGTGCCCACCTAGCACCGTGGCGCGGCGCATGAAGAAGTTAGAACAGCTGGGAAATATCAGCATCCAAGCAAGCAGCCATTATTCAATCGTAACAGTCTGTAACTGGAGTAGTTACCAGCACACAGAACAGGACACAGAACAGGCAATAGAGCCAGCAACGGCGCAGCAACGAACAAGCAACGAACCAGCAAGTAGCACATATAAACAAGGAAACAAGGTTAATAAGGTAAACAAAAAAACAGCGGCGGCTGTGCCGCCTGTCTTTGTTTGTACTTTGGAAGTCATTGAAACGGAGATTGGACTACCGCAGCACCTCAAGACCAAACGCCTACGGGCAGCCTTGCAGCGTTGGCTGGCTTGGAAAGAGACCAGCCCAGACCCTTACAGGACCATTAACGGCCCGCGTGACTTGCTCAAGAGGATCAGCAAGCACACAGAGGCCCAGGTCTGCGAGGGGCTAAGCCTTGCCTTTGAAGCCATCGACAGCGGCAAAAACTGGAGCACGTTTTACCCGACCAAGACAGACCACGGGCGGCCCGAACCTTTACCCGGCGGGGTGCCAAAAGACGCAAAGCTACAGCGGGAGCTAGGCTTTACCAGCAAGATCAAAGAGCTAAGGCGGCTAGTACAAACAGCCACAACAGACGACCAGCGCAACGCACGCCAGCGTCAGCTAGACGCGGTATTCCAGGCGAGAGAAAACGCTATTGCGGAAGGGGTAACGGCTTGAAAGCCTACCATACAAGCCAAGATATAGAGCTATATCACGGCGACTGCTTGCAGGTACTCAAAGAGCTACCAGCCGAGAGCGTGCATTGTGTCGTGACTAGCCCGCCCTACTGGGGACTGCGGGATTATGGGACAGACGGCCAGTTAGGACTAGAAGAAACACCAGAACAACACGTATCAAAAATGGTGGAAGTGTTTAGCGAAGTGCGGCGCGTGCTTAGAACAGACGGTACGTTATGGATCAACTACGGAGATTGTTACGCCAACAGCAGCAGCGGCGGCGGTGGAGCCGTCGACGTTCGCACCGATGGTCGCAAGACAACGCCGGGCGATAAAGTGCGCGGGCGGGTAAAAGGCCGCAACACGCTAGTCCCCGGCCTAAAACCTAAAGACCTTTGCGGTATACCCTGGCGGGTAGCCTTTGCCCTGCAAGCAGACGGCTGGTGGCTGCGTCAAGATATTATCTGGTACAAACCCAACCCAATGCCCGAAAGCGTTACAGATCGCTGCACAAAAGCCCATGAATATATCTTTCTCCTAACTAAGGCAGCCAAGTATCACTACGATGCAGACGCCATAAAAGAAGCGGCAGACATTAACCGCGTTGGGCAGGTTCAAGGAAAGTGGGGTAATCAGAAAAAGGCAAGCCGCGCAGCAGCGGCTAACAGGCTGCCAAGCGGAAACGAAAAAGGAAGTGTAGTTATTGGCCCTGAAACCCGCAACCGGCGAAGCGTCTGGACAATTCCAACCGCACCCTACCCAGGCGCACACTTTGCCACCTTTCCACCCAAGCTAATAGAACCTTGCATCATGGCAGGCTGCCCTGAAGGTGGAACGGTTCTAGACCCGTTTCTAGGTAGCGGCACCACGGGAGCAGTCGCCCAGAAAAACGGCTGCAAGTTTATCGGCATTGAGTTAAACGAGGAATATCTACAGTTAGCAGTAAAACGATTTACTCAGAAGGTGCTTTTCTAATGCTTTACATCGGCATAGACCCAGGCGTGAACGGCGGTATTGCTTGGACGCTAGACGACGGGCAACAGCGAAAGACTGAAGCCGTAAAAATGCCCGCTACCCTTACTGACTTATCAGACCTACTCGCAGAACTGGCAAGCCTTAGCAAGCTAAAAAGCTGCGCACTTGAAAAGGTAGCCAGTCGCCCAGGGCAGGGCGTGGCTAGTTGTTTCACGTTTGGCCGGGCTTATGGTAACGCAGAGTCTGCCGTAGTCTGTCATGGCATCCCCTTAGAGCGCGTCTTACCTCGTAAATGGCAGCAGCCGCTAGGCTTGATTACGTCAAAAGAAGTAACCAAGACGAAGAAGAAGAACCAGCACAAAGCCAAGGCCCAGGAGCTATGGCCCGACCTTAAAATCACGCACGCCATAGCCGACGCTTTGCTTATCTGTGAATACTGGCGACGGTATCACACGCAGCCCCCGGCAGCTGTGCCGCTGGGCCATTACCACACGGGGCCAAGTATGACGCCCGCCCAGCTGCGGCGCAGGCATAAACGGATTATGGAAGCAGAGAAGCCCCCTGGTAACTAACGGGCTATCTGTCGGTTTGTCCGAACAAAAACCGGGCCAATTCTCGGCATCTCAACAAAACCCCTTGTTTTGTAGTGTGAAAACTTTGGGTTTTTTTCTCATAATAAGTAGATTTATCTTGCATGGGTAGCCGATGTTGTTACAATAAGTGAAGTTATGAGACACAACACTAACCGAAAGGCAAAAACCATGTACGGAAAAAAAAGAATCGTTATCAGCGAATCCGATGAAAACCTTCTGCCCTGGTTCGCCACCATAAGTCTAAAAGGCGAGGGAAGCAGCCAAAAGCTAGGGCGTTTGGGGCGCTGTTCAATGCGTACCAAAGACAGCGCTTATCACGTCACTGGTTTTATTGTTTATCTAGCGAACGGTACGGAAGTAGCGATAGTTCGCACTAAGAGGGAAGCGAAGATTGCAATCTTTAACGCAGCGAAAAAAAGCAAAGACCATTTTATTGGCCAATCGTTAACGATTGATAGCAACGGGCAGCTAAGCAGCTAACCAACACCCCTAACCCAGGAGATCGAGACCATGAGTAAAAATCGGACAGCGTTACAAAAACAGTTAATAGAGCATCTAAATGATGAGCGAATCATAGCTAGTTTCAATGGTGGCTTCCTCAATTGCAAGGTGGCTATCAAGAGCGGCCAGAAAACGAAATGGCAGAAGTTCTCTTTTGTTTTTGATTCTGCCACAGATTGCCAGGGGGCAAGGGCTGTGGGCAAGATGCAAGGGGCGTATAGTGAGCATTTTGCCAAAGCTGCTTTTGAAATCATCGCCGCGTTTTCTAGTGAAGTGGCTAGCCTGGATATTGCGTAAACATGATAAGCAAAAAACAAGCACTAAACAAAAACACAGGAGACCGAGACCATGCCCAACGACTTAACTTTCGTAACAGTCGACCACGCCGTTAGCCGACTTTTTAACGTCGAAGAAATCACGCGAAGCACCGAACTACTAGAAACGGCGCGCCAGTGGGTGAAACACCACGTTAAAAAAGGCGCGATTGTAATAGCGCCGAACGAAACGATTTGCCCAGACTTAGACGACCTTAAAATTAACGAATAACCCCCCTTTTTTTGGAGATCGAGACCATGAGTAAAGTAACGAAAACGCAACAACGCATAGAAGCCGACCAACTAACCAGCAACCCTAACCGAAAGGCAAAAACAATGACAGACCGCGAACCTTACTACCAAGCATTAGAGGCGTTTTGTAAAGAGTCTTTGGCGACTGTTGGAGATGGTCAGCCAAGGTATATCGCGAACAGTTATGGTAGCCATAAGTTTACACTTATCGACCATGCTGACCCGGACCAAATACCCGCCGACGTTCAGGTTATGGCTGTTGCTACGCGGCAAGGAATCCTAGGCATTGGCGGCGCGCGGCAATGGTTGCGCGCAGACGGAACGGTTAACCGCGAGTATTTTTTGCAATCTTAAAACCCCTAACCAACAGGAGATCGAGACCATGAGTAAAGGCAAACGAATATTACAGCCGCCTGACGATTTTCATATTCGTACAGTTTTCCCTAAATGGATTACAGGCAATCAAGGCTCTAAACTTTGGGACCAGCGGTACGGGCCGCGAATCAGGGAATATTTTAAAGTCGAAAAAGACCTTAAAAAGAGATGGCGTTTCATGGTTAAACAACGCAAGTTCTTTTATCGCTGTTTGCTCGGTTCATCTTGGAAGCAACGGCTGCTCCTGACCGAAGAACTGGAACAATACGCAACGGCGCGTCATGCTGCCGCGTTGTCTAACCAACACCACTAACCAACAGGAGATCGAGACCATGACCAGAAGTTACAAACAATTGCGAACAGCTATAGAACGTCTTGGAACATACCCAGAAGACGAAAACGGGCTTATATTCCGCCGACTAAAAGACGGCGAAGACGAAGACGGAAACAAGTATTTAATAGAAAGGCACGCCGACGCGCCGGACGACGTTGTTAAAGACTACCGGCGACGGGTTACGGCGGGCGATATGTCTAGAGTTGTCGCGGCTATGACGCTAGCTGATTATTGTTCGTGGTGTTACGAGCTTCCAGCACTCTGGCAAGTCGACTCTATCGTGAGAATGGTGGAGGAGGGCATTGAGCCGCGACGCGGCAGCGAGCTGAAAGTGTTAAAGGGATTACCGGCAGTAATATTGGAAACAGAAAGGCAAACCAATGAGTAAAGGCAAACGAATCCCCAGAGAAAAAGCAGAAGCGATAGCCGCCCGTTTAATCGACCAGCTGCAAGCTAACAGCGGCTTACGCTGTGTCATAGGCGGCAGCATCAGACGCGAAAAGGAAACCGTAGGGGACATAGATATGGCTGTTCGTTGCAGCAGCCGCAGAAGCCAAGAGCAGCTTAATCAGCAGCTTGGCGCGTTGTTCGGGTGGTGCTCTACTCGCCCTGATCGCGCTAAGCGGTTCGGAGAATTCGAGGGCGTGCAGATAAACGTTTTTGACGTGCTGCCCCAGTCAATGGGCGCGGCTCTATTGTTCTGCACTGGTAGCGGGCAGTTTAACATTATGATGCGTTGCATTGCCAAACGTCGCGGGTACTTATTGAATCAGTATGGTCTATGGGAACGTGAAAACCGTGACGAACGTATCTGTAAGGCAACGCAAGAGAAAAGCATATTCGCAGCCCTGGGGTTAGAATTCGTTGAACCAACTGACCGTACCGACACCGTGTTACACTGGGGCATGTAATGACAAAACGCCAAGCAGTAAAAAAGATTACAGGCTACCGACTAGCCGCAGGCATGACGCAACAGGCGGCAGCTGATAAGGCAGGCATAACCCAGGCGGCATGGAGTCATGCCGAAAACGAGAAAACAGACACTACATGGGATACAGTCTTAAAGATGGCAGCAGCTGTAGGGCTTAACGCTTTTGTCACAATTGCATAGGCTCAAAGAAGGCCCCTTCTTTGCCCCCTTCTAGTACAACGCCACAGCCAACGATGCTGCGGGCGTTGTACTTTTGTCCGTAAAACATACCCTTCTTTTGGTCTACGCCCGTTCCGGTATTCATGCCAAAGACACACGCGGACTCGTTAGCAAACCACCAGACGCCCGCTTGCGAGTGCGTATGGCCTTGCACCCAGCTGTGGAAGTTTTCTTTGGCATTTTTGAGGCCTGCCATAATGCCGCCTTTGCCTCTGTCGCCGTGGCAATACTTAACGCCGTCGATATCATAGGTGCTATAGCGGGGCCGCCAATTCCAACCGGGCGTTTCCCATATCTTGCCGGGTGCCTTGATTAACATAGACGGTATTTGATTAGCTACCGCTTGTCTTTGTGGCAGGCAGTCGTGATTGCCAGTCATGCAAACGGCCTTTGGAAAAGCCTTAGTCAGTGTCTTAACCTGTGCCAATGCTTTTTTATATTCCAGCCCGGCAGAGTCGCTTGCGGGGTCTCGCTCATGAAAACTTAGCATATTCCAGTCTACAAGGTCACCGATATGAACCGTTACATTGGTTTTCCAGGCCTTACGCTGGGCACGCAAAAAGTCAACGTAATCGTCCCGCATTGCGGGACAGTGAGTATCGCCAATTACCAGAACTCTAGCCATTGCGACTATACCCCAGCTTCAAGAGCAGCCCCGCTAAGTCTGCGGCGCATTCAGAGACGAACCCTTCACTTAGCAGCTGGTAGGCTGAGGCGTGCAAGGCTTCGTGTAAGACTGTCTCCAAAAAGACGGCTTCAGATAGCCCGCGTGTTACTTTAATCGTTGGCCTGGGCCGTGCGGGGTCCGTGCAAATACCGTGCGCGTCTTTTAGGCGGGCGTCGATGACGATTTTATAGTTTTTGCCTGCGATCTTATGACGCATAAAGCCCCGGCATTTACGGTTGCCCGCCCCGGCAATCGGTCTTTACATTGTAAGCGGCTATCGTAACAATGAGCCACAGCAAACAAAAACCTTTTTCTATAGGGGTATAAACTTATGGCAGGCTGGACCAACAAGGGGAAAATGAGACTTTTGGAGACGTTGCGCGGGGTATCTTTGCCAACCAATTTTTATTTAATGCTTTTTACTGACGCCAGCAGCCCCGACAGTGATAGCAACGTTGCTAGCGATTTAACAGAGATAGCCGCAGGCAATGGCTATACAACGGGCGGCTATTCGCTGACCAAAAACGCTACAGACTTTGACACTATCAGCGAGGACGATAGCGGCAACTTTGGCAGCCTGAAAATTAAAGACGTTGTTTTTTTGGCTGACGGTGGTTCGATCCCTGCTAGCGGGGGCGGTGCCCGGTATGCGTGTTTAGTAGACGATGACGGCACCGTGGCAGATCGTGAAATCTGGATATACTGGGATTTAACCAGTGACAGGTCAGTGTCAAGCGGGCAGTCCATTACTTTAGCCGACTGCGAAATTAAAATATCAGAAAGCTAAACCTTGCCAGCGCATAACGTCACAGCTGTTTATGACCGCATAAAAGTCGAAACCGCGACCACAGGCACTGGCACGATAACGCTAGGGTCTGCTGTAAGTGGCTTTCAGACTTTTGCGGATATTGGCGACGGTAACACGACCTATTACGCGATTGAATCAGGCACCTCGTGGGAGGTCGGCGTCGGCACCTATACGCACAGCGGAACAACGCTGTCACGCGACACCGTCTTGGATTCAACGGTCGTTGGCCCAGGCAAGATAACGCTTGCTGGCACGTCTACCGTGTTCTGTACTTATCCAGCTGGCGAATCGCTGCACGGTATCGGCAGCGGCGGCAAAATGGTCCAGACCAGTAGCCAGAGCCTAACGGCTGGCGCAATGAATCAAATCACTTTTGATTCTACAGCAGCCCCAGGCTTTGCCGCTGTTGGCTCTGCTGTTGTGCTTGACACAACAAACAACAAAATAACCCTAAAACAGACCGGGCTTTATTTTATAAGTGCCAGTATCGGTGCTGAGAATGACGACGCTATGGGCCATGCGCGCATATGGCCAATGCTAGCGACGGGCACCACAGCAGCGTCTGCTTTTGTTCAGGTGGAATTCGTAGATAACAACGAAGATACAACCTATGGCGTTGTCAGTGGTCTTTATTACTGCGCGTCACCAGATGATGATATTTATTTCAACGTTTACGCATCAGCAGCCGACGGGACTAGCAGCTACTCGACGCTCGTTAGTGATGGACGCTTCCAGCCTAAATTTAGTGCGGCTCTTATAAGGTAGTAACTCTATGGCAAGCATACCGTGGGCAGCTGGCGAAAACCTGCAAAGCCTCTTATTGATCCTGGGCAATACCGGGGCAGAGTGTAGCATAGCATCCGGTGAGCTAACGATAGGCGCTGTAGGGCAAGCGGAACTAGAAGCAGCAGCCGCAGCGTATGAAGCAGACGAGGAAACGCACGTTCTGGCACCTATGCGAGACAGGAAAAAGTTGCATCTCTACAACCTATCTCTGGCTTTTAGCCTGGGCAGGTATGCACAGGGCAGGCGTGACGCGCTACATATGCTGTTGACAGAGTGCTTGTTAGATAACCTTACCAACCGGGCCGCATATATCAGAACCCTGCTAGATTGGCTAAAGCTAATTGTGGCGCACCAGATACAAGCAGAGGCAGAAGTAGCCGCAGCCACAACCCGCGAAACAATAAAGAACGTTGCTATAGACTTTGACGCATTGCGGGCAAGCGATCCAGGCGTAACGGTTGAGGGCGCGTTAGCTATTCCTAATTAAAAGGAGCTTCTATGTTTTCGGTAGCTCCTTATTCAAGTCTACCATTTAGCACAGCTGCAGCTGCTGCTGCTGTAGATGTTACCGTGACGCCAGACCCGGCTGTAGCTGTGGCTTCTAGTGTTGCCCCAGGCGTGACCCTTGGCAGCGTCACCGTTACGCCAGCCGCAGCCGTTGCTGTGGCTTCTAGCGTTGCCCCAGGCGTGACCCTTGGCAGCGTCACCGTTACGCCAGCAGCAGCTGTAGCTATCGCTTCTAGCGTTGCCCCAGGCGTGACCCTTGGCAGCGTCACCGTTACGCCAGCAGCAGCTGTAGCTGTGGCTTCTAGCGTTGCCCCAGGCGTGACCCTTGGCAGCGTGAGCGTTACGCC